ATGGAACTGGAACTGTTAATGGAACTGGAACTGTTAATGGAACTGGAACTGTTAATGGAACTGGAACTGTTAATGGAACTGGAACTGTTATATCCCATAACGGGGATATATATAATAGCGCCGCACCCGCCGCCGTTGACGTAGAACTTTCCAAAATCGTCCAGCATTATCAGCAAGCCGTCGGGGACTTCCCACGCTCTGCACTGGACAAGCTGCAGAAGTGGAGGCAAGAGTACAGCACAGAGATGATCCTGTTGGCGATTGACAAGGCTGCAGAAGCTGGCAAGCGGTCGTGGAACTACATCAACGGCATATTGTCCGGCTGGAAACGGGACGGCCTGCGCACGCTGGGAGACGTGGAAGCCAACGAACAAAGCCGACAAGCCAGACCGAGAGGCAAGCAGCCAACCGAGACCGTAGACGACCAGCTTGCACGGGTGCTGGCGAAGATGGACAGAGAAAGAGGGTTTGAGACATGACGCGGGAAGACGTGGCAAAGCTGATCCGCATGAATTTTGTGCTGTACAAGCTGGGTTCCAAGCCACTGACCGATGAGGAGATGCAGACCACTATCGATGTGTGGGCGTATCAGTTTGGCGACTATGACGGCGATACTGTCAAGCGGGCTTTTCTGGCGGCAAACCGGGTATGCGTTTATCCGGTCACGGTGGCCGACATCTTCAAGCAGCTTTCCCAGTGTTTTGACCCGTCCGCTGAATGGGAAGCTCTGGCTGTAGCGGCACGCAAGGCACAGACATTTTTGAGCTGGCGCAAGTTCCCGATGGTGACCGGCACTGATGAAAAGGGCGGGCTGCTGCGTAGTGACGGACAGAAAGAGCTGAAAGCCCTGTATGACCAACTCCCCCCGGCGGCAAAATCCTATGCCGGAAGCGTGGGAGGACTGGCAGAGCTGGCTGAAATGCCAGACCTTACATACCGCCGTGCTGAGTTTTTGAAGCAGGCGCAGGCCGATATCACCACTGCCCCCCGTGAAGCGGCAAGGCTGCGGGCGAGCGAGCCGACAAGGAAGGAGCTCGGAAAAGAAAATCAGGAGGTGCAGACCGATGGTAAAACTTGAGCCCTGCAAAGACTGCCCCGACCGGCACCCGATCTGTCACGGCAGCTGCCCGAAGTACGCCGAGTACAAGCGTCAGCTGAAAGCGCAGCGCATCTACACCAGCGCGCACCACGCGGCGGAGCGAATCAACCGCAACGACTTCAACAAAGAGGGATGGATGGGAGGAAAACACCCGCCCAGAAAAAGGAGAAAAGCATGAAAACCGTACAGGAGATTATGGCTGAAAACGGCTCTTTGGCGAACATCGAGCGCTTTCAGACGATGCAAAAGTGGGAATACAAGCGCAAGGTAGAGCACGCGCAGGAAATGGCCGAGGCATTTTACTACTGGGCAAAAGAGCACGAAAAGGGCGTGCACCTATCCGTGGGCGGTCTGGATTCCATCACGCTGCATTACTTCTTGGAGAGCATCGGGCTGCCCGTCACCTGTGTGTCCTGCTCATTGCTGGAGGGAAAGGGCGTTCAGCAGGTACACAAGCGGATGGAAGCGGAGATGGAAGCTGAGTACAAAAACTGGATGGGCGATGGCGAAGCGCCGTCTTTCGTGTTCCTGAAGCCGCTGAAAAGTAAGGTTCAGGTCTTACAGGAATTTGGCTGGCCTGTGATCAGCAAGGAAAAGGCAGGCAAGATCATGTTGCTGCAAAACCCGACAGATCAAAACGCAACCGTGCGGCATGCGATCATCACCGGGGAAACCGGCGAATATGGCGGCTGGCAGAAGAACAGCCGCATGAAGCTGCCGCAGAAGTGGCTCGACCTGTTTGGCGGCGCAGACGCGGAGGGCGCAGCGCTTGGGTATCAGGCGGCCCCATTCAAGGTGTCTGACCGCTGCTGCTACTACCTCAAGGAAAAGCCCTGCAACGACTGGGCACGGGACCACAACAGTGTGCCCTACATGGGCCTTATGGCCAGCGAAGGCGGGCGGCGCGAAAAAAGCCTGAAGATGCACGGCTGCAACTATTTCGGCAAGACCACCACCAGAAGCGCGCCCTTTGCCATTTTCGACCGACAGGACATTTTGCAGCTTGCGCTTGATTTGAACGTTCCTATTCCCGCCGAATATGGCGAGATCGCGAAGGACAGAGACGGCAAGTTGTACACCACAAAGGCGCAGCGCACCGGCTGCACCATGTGCGGCTTTGGGATCCACGTCGAGGGCAGGCCGCATCGGTTTGATATTTTGCGGGAAACCAACCCCAAAGAATGGGAGTTCTGGATGAAGCACGTCTGCCGGGACGAAAATGGAAACTGGTACGGCTGGGGCCGTGTGCTGGACTATATCGGCATCGGCTGGGAAGACGTGCCGGAGCAGGCCGTGCAGATGCACATTGACGATCTGATGGAGGATGTGAAGTGATAAAAAAATCATACACTGTTCTTCCTTGCCCAAAGTGCGGGAGCGGATTTATTGCATGGGGAAAGAAAATCGAGTCAGTTAATCCGAAGCTCACAGTGCTGTCAGCCCCGGGGACTGAACTTTGTTGTTTGATGTGCGGGCATTACGCACCAACACTCAAGCAGTGGAACAGCGAGGAACGAAAGAAATGCACTTGACTCTCTACGGCGACCCGCGCACAAAGAAAAACTCTGCCCGCATTCTCCGCACACGCTCCGGGACCCCATTCGTTTCCCCCAGCAAGGTTTATGTGGATTATGAGACGGACTGCCTGCGGCAAATCAAAAAGCTGCGCAGCCCCATTTCTGCCCGCGTGAACGTGAGGTGCGTGTACTACATGAAGACCGCCCGCCGGGTCGATCTGGCAAACCTCATCGAGGCTACAACGGACATTCTGGTGAAAGCCCGCGTACTGGAGGACGACAACAGCAAGATCGTCGCCGCCCACGATGGCAGCCGGGTGAACTATGACAAAAACAACCCGCGGGCGGAAATATGGATCGATGAAATGGAGGACAAAAATGGATAACCCTAGGTTGATTGATGCAAATGCCCTGATGGCAAGGTTTTTCCGCAAGGAACGTTTGGTGCAGGGTGCGGCCAGCGCAGCTTATAGGGACGCTCAGAAAACGGTATTAGCTGCGCCTACGGTAAGCCTGTGGCCGGAATGGCGCGACCCAGACAAAGACCCGCCGAAGGTCGAAACTGAAGTTCTTGTTTTAGTTGATTGCGGAAAAGGCTATTGCATTACAACGGCTTTTTACGAGGATGGAACGGTGTCTCAGTATGAAAGCGTCTGGCAGTGGGAAGACGTCGACGATTACGGCATTTATGACGAAGAAGAGGATTTGTATAGGCTCCCGAAAGGCTGGTGGGAATACCGCCACTTTACACCAGAAGATGCGCTGGAATGCCCGATTGATAAGCCGGTTGTTGGCTGGATGCCGCTGCCGCCGAAGGAGGGAATGCAACATGACCCGCACATGGACACCTGAAAGCGATGCACCAAAGCCGGACAGCGGCGTGGACTACCACACCGTCAAGTCGTGGTTTAAGCAGCTTCGGACTATGGACGACCGAATTGACCGCATCCAGCTGGACATCCGGCAGGCGCATGACAAGGCCACGAAGTGCACCGCCAGCATGACCGGAATGCCCGGCGGATCCGGGCACGGAGACAAAATCGGGCTTTGCGCCGAAGAAACAGACGAAAAGGAGCGCAAGATGCAAGAGTTGCAAGCCGAGCTCGAAGTTTTGCGGATGGAAGCAAAGCGCCGAATCAAGTACATTGCAGGCACCAAAAGCAGCGACATGATGCAGGCATGCTTGTATGGCTACTACGTCCAGAACCAAAAGCAGGTCGTCGTGGCCCGCAGTCTTGGTCTGCCAAACGAAAACCGCGTTTCTTTGTATGTGCGGGATGGATGCAAGCAGCTTGCGCAGATTTGGCATCAATTTATGTAATTTTCTTACATGTTGTCGTTGTTGTTGTTACATGTGAGATGTGGTAAAATTGGTATAAGCGGAACCGCCGAAAGCGGTGAGACGCTTGCCACGCAGCCTCCAGAACGGTCCCTTCCTTGTGACAGGTTTTCATGCTTTCCTGTTCTCCTTCGCCGTTTTGCGGGCTGCTTCTATGCGAGGTTTGGGAAGCCACATAACAGGCTGGCAGTTTTGTGGAACGGTTCGACTCCGTAACCTCGCACCGTATGGCGCATGGACTAGACAACCCGCAAGGCCGCACGTGCAACCTCCCGTGCCGAGAAAAGGCCTTAGAATCCTTGCCAAGATGTAGCTTTCCTGACAGAATGTGCGCCAACCAACAGCCCCGGCGGCGAACCGGAGCTGTTTTTATATGGCCGCCTGAGCGCAGTTTGGAGCGCGGCGCGTGTGTGTAGACACGGCTGGTTCGATTCCAAGGGCGGCTTTTTATATTCCCGTAGTTCAAGTGATGGAACAGCGGTCTCCAAAACCGCAGGCTGCAGGTTTGAGTCCTGCCGGGAATGCCATCTGCGTGCCCTGTGAGGGGGCCGCGCAGCACGCCGGGTGTCTGGCGGCGTACGTTCCGGACACAGCAGCACCCACCGTTTGACGCCTGTCCAACGCAACTGAATGCTGGGCGCTGCTTATTTTAATATTTTGACCGTTCGGATTTCCGGGCGGTTTTTCTTTTGCACGAATTTAGAGAGGTGGTGGCGGTGAGCGCGAAGCGGCTGACAGACAGGCAGAAAAAGAAGATCATTGCTGACTATGTGCAGCTGCAGAGCTACACCAGAGCCGCAAAGCTGAACGACGTGGCAGAAAGCACTGTGCGGAAAATCGTGAAAGATAATCCAAAGTGCGCGGATTTGTGCGCCTTAAAAAAAGAGCAGAACACGCAGGACATGCTTTCCTACTTAGGCAGCAAGTGCGGGGAAGCACAGAATCTTCTCGGGCTGTACCTTCAGGCGATGGCAGACCGTAACAAAATCGCGGAAGCAACACTGCCGCAGCTGTCAACGGCGTTCGGCACCATTGTGGACAAGTTTGCCATGCTGGGAGGTCAGAGCGGCGTTGAAGTCCCGGACGATGGCCTTGCGGAGGCCCTGAATGCCGCCGCAGACCTCAGCCCGCCTGACGATGTGGATCTTCTGCCAAAGGAAGAGGACGACAATGCGGAAAAGTAACGGCTTTCGCTGGAAAGCCCTCAGCCAGCGGCAGAAACAGGTTCTTAGCTGGTGGACACCGCAGAGCGCATACAGCGGATACAACGGCATCATTGCCGATGGCGCTATCCGCTCGGGCAAGACCTTTGCCATGAGCTTTTCTTTTGTCCAGTGGGCCATGACCTGCTACAGCGGCCAGCAGTTTGCCATGTGCGGCAAGACCATTGCCAGCTTCCGGCGAAACGTGCTTGGCACGCTCAAGCAGCAGCTTGCAGCCCGTGGCTACAATGTCAAAGAGCATCGGGCAGAAAATTTCATGACCGTCAGCAAAGGCGGCAAATCCAACGAGTTTTACTTTTTCGGCGGCAAAGACGAGAGCAGCCAAGACCTGATCCAGGGCATCACGCTGGCTGGGGCATTCTTTGACGAGGTGGCGCTGATGCCGCAGAGCTTTGTCAATCAGGCCACTGCCCGCTGCTCCGTCACCGGGTCAAAATTCTGGTTCAACTGCAACCCGGGCAGCCCACAGCATTGGTTTTATCTTGAGTGGGTGCGGAAATGCCGTTCCCGCAAGATGATGTACCTCCACTTTACGATGGACGACAACTTGTCGCTCTCCGAGGAAATCAAGGCCAGATACCGCAGCCAGTACAGCGGCGTTTTCTACCAGCGCTACATTCTGGGCCTGTGGACGGTGGCAGAGGGACTTGTATATGACATGTTCGACCGCAAAAAGCATGTCGTTGATGAGCTGCCGGAACTGTCCCCCAAAAGCGCCTATGTGGCGTGTGACTTTGGCACCCAGAACGCAACGGTCTTTTTGCTGCTCCAGAAGCAGGCAGATGCAGACTGCTGGATCGTCACCCGGGAGTACTACTACAGCGGCCGCGAACAGAAGCGGCAAAAGACCGTGGGCGAGTATGTTGCAGACCTCAAGGCGTGGCTGAACGGTCTCAAGCCGGAGAGGATCATCGTGGACCCCTCTGCCCTGCCCCTGATTACGGAACTGCGCAAGAATGGCTTTACCCAGACCCCCGCAAATAACGACGTTCTGAGCGGCATTCTGGACGTGCAGACTATGCTGCAGATCGGGCGGCTGAAGATCTACAAAGACTGCAAGCACACGCTGGAAGAGTTCGGCGTGTACGCTTGGGACCCGGACAAAGACGACACCGTGCTGAAGGTCAACGACCACTGCATGGACGCTATCCGCTATTTCGTGCGCACAAAGCGCCTTGTGAAACTGAGGGATTGATTTTGAGCACTGTATACACATTCCAGACCTTTCAGCAGGCGCAAGCCGCCGGGGAACAGCCCGATTTTGTCCGGCGGTTCGTGCAACAGCACTGCACTTCCGGGCCCTACAAGATGGCTCTGGACGCCGACCTGTACGACGCCCAGAAAAACCCGGGCGCGGAACGCTTCGCGCAAGCCTACGCCTTTATGCTGAAGCGCCTTTCCAAGAACACCCGGCAGGATGTACCCCGGCCCGATATGGTCAAGAGCAATCTGTTCCGGCGGCTCAACAAACAGCGTGCTACCTACTCCCTGGGCAACGGCGTCACCTTTGCGGATAAAAACGTGGACAAAGGAAAACTGGGGGCTGAATTTGACGAGCAGATCCAGAAAGCCGGATACTTTGCCCTAATCCACGGTGAGAGCTTTGGCTTCTGGAACAACGACCATCTGGTGGTGTTCAAGCTGACCGAGTTTGCGCCCCTGTACGATGAGACCTCCGGCTCCATGCGGGCCGGGGTGCGGTTCTGGCGGCTGAATCCTGACACGGATATGCACTATGTCCTGTACGAAGAGGACGGTTACACCGAGTACACGGAAAGCAGGATCGGCAGCACTATGCAGGAGACGGCCCCGAAGCAGGCATACAAGAGCGTGACCGTCTCCACCCCCGGCGGCGGGCTGGAAAGCGTGGAGGGGGAAAACTACAGCACTCTGCCTGTGGTACCGCTGTGGGGATCCGACCTGCATCAAAGCACCCTCGTAGGCCTGAAAGCCTACATCGACAACACCGATCTGGTGACGTCCGGCTTCTGCAGCGACTTGCAGGATTGCGCACAGATTTACTGGCTGTGCGAAAACTTCAACGGCATGACCGATGATGAACTGCAGGAGTTCCTTGCGAAGCTGAACCTCTACCACATCGCCGGTGCGGACACCAGCGAGGGAGGCAAGATCACCCCATACACCAGCGAAGTGCCGGTGACTGCCCGGCAGACCCTGCTAGAGCTGCTGCACACCCGGGTCTATGAGGATTTCGGCGGTCTGGACGTGCATTGTGTCAGCGCAAACAGCACCAACGACCATCTGGATGCAGCCTATGAACCCATGAACCAGAACGCAGACGACTTCGAGGCTCAGATCAAACCTTTTGTTCGTCAGATTTGTGCGCTGGCTGGCTTTGGCAGCGCAACGCCGACATTCAACCGGAGCCGGATCGTAAACACCGCAGAGCAGGTCAGCACAGTAATCTCCGAGGCGGCGATCATCGGGCAGGACATGGCCATTGACCTGCTGCCCAACCTGACCCCGGAGCAGAAAGAAAAGGCCAGGGCGTCCCTGATGGCGGAAAGCGCAGCACGAGAAACCGTGGGCGAGGACGAGGATGACAACGGTGATGAAACATGATCTCTGACCGTGACCGCATTTCCACCCGGCAGCTGAACCGCCTGCGCCGCCGCATTTTGCGGGTATACGGCACAGCCCGCCGGGAAATGACCGAGCAGCTCACCGAGTTTCTTGGGAAGTACCGAGCGTTGGACGAGCGCAAGCGGGCGCAGCTGGATGTGGGCGAGATCACCGAAGAGGATTACCGCATCTGGCTGCAAAATCAGGTCTTTCAGTCCGATTTGATGCACGCTAAGCTGGACGGCATCACCCAGACCTGTACCACAGCACAGCAGACGGCCTACAAGCTGGCCCGGGATGAGCAATACAATATCTTTTCCTTTGGCGCAAACTGGGCTTTCTACGAGCTGGAACAGGCCGCAGGCGTGACGTTCGGGCTGACCCTGTACAATACCGAAGCAGTCAAGCTGCTGCTGAAGGAAAACCCCAAGCTGGTGCCAAACAAGCGCATCAAGAGCGAGAGCAACCGCACCTATGACGCCCGGGTGTTCAACCGCTACGTCATGCAAGGCATCGTGCAGGGCAAGAGCGTCCACGACATCGCCGTGCAGGCCGTCAACGGCATGGCTGATACAGAGATCCACTGGGCCATGAACAACGCCATCACGGCGCTCACAGGCGCTCAGAACGCCGGGGCATTGCAGCAGATGCGCAACGCCAAGGCTCTGGGCATCGAGGTCAAAAAGCGGTGGAACTCCACCCACGACTACCGTACCCGTGAGATGCACCGCCTGCTGGATCAGCAGACGGCAGAGCTTGACGAGCCGTTCAAGGTCATGGGCTACAAGATACAGCGCCCCGGGGACCCCAACGCCGCGCCGGAGATGGTTTACCACTGCCGCTGTGTGCTGTCCTCTGCGCTGGGCAAGTACCCCAGGCAGAACGCCGCCCGGCGGGAAAATATCGTCACATACGAAGACACGGGTATGGTGGACGCCAAAGGCAAGCCCATAAAAGTGGCAGTAAAGAAAGCCGTGCCGGTTATGACCTATACCGAGTGGTATAAATCCAAGGGCGGCACGGAAGCCGAACAAATGTGGTGGGCAAAAGAGCGGGAGCGCAAGAAAAAGGAGAAGGTAAAATGATTGAGTATAAAAATAAAGCCCTGCCTCCCGGCAGGGTGTAGGGTCACTGTTCGGATTTATCCGGCACATATTCCAGTATGTCGCCGGGCTGGCAATTCAGAACGGTGCAAATTTTTTCAAGAACCCCGATGGGGAGCTGTTTGACCGTTCCAAGGCAAAGAGCCGAGATAGTTGGAGGACGAATCCCGGTTACTTCGGCAAGTTCCTTTTGCGTCATGTTTGCATCTGCGAGTAACGCTTTCAGATGATAACGAATCGACATCTCTTTCACCTCTTTCTTACATCTATAATACTACGACTTTCGTTTCAAATCAATACGAAAAAAGAAATTATTTTCAAGAAACTAACGAAAAACGTATTGACTGATTACGCAAATCGTAGTATAATATATCTTGTGAGTGAGAGGGGCGGAAAGGAGACGCCCATGAAGTTCAAGGATTTCAAGAAGCTGAACCCCGAAGAACAGCGCAAGAAGTTTGAACAGTACAAAAAAGAGTGGTTAGCTGCTCGTAACAACTAACCACTCGAAGATAAGAGAAACCAACCCAACAAAAAAGCTCCTCTTACTCACATTTTATTTTATTTATAAGAAAAAGTCAAGTAAAATGTGAGGTCATGATGATGCAAACAAGCAAAATCGCAAGCGCAGAGTTTGAGTTGGACATGGTTTCCGGTGAGCTCCAGACGATGCACAACCTGTTGAACATCTTTGCAAACTGGTTTGAGGAGACCCACAAGACGGATGATCTGATCCGCCCACGCAACGAGCGTGATGTTTCCCGCCTGTGGGATGAAGCGCCTATGTATGATTCCATCCTGTGCACGCTGTTCGGCAGCATCTCTGGTCTGGAGAAAGAAGTAAACGCAATCATTGATGAAAGCAATAAGGAGATTTCTCATGTCTAATATTCAGATTTTCAACTACCAGAACAACGAAGTTCGCACCGTGGAGCTGAACGGCGATCCGTGGTTCGTCCTGAAGGACGTGTGCAGCACGCTGAACATCAGCAACCAGAGATACGTTCAGGAGCGACTTGACCCTGATGAGGTGGGTAGGTTTGACCTCCCCCACCCCCAGAACCCCGAAAAGACCATCGAAATGGTTTGCGTCAACGAGTCCGGTCTGTACAACGTCATCCTGCGCAGCGACAAGCCGGAGGCAAAGCCCTTCCGCAAGTGGGTCACGTCCGAGGTGCTGCCGTCCATCCGCAAGAACGGCGGGTACATCGCCGGGCAGGAGCAGCTCACCCCGGAGGAGCTGATGGCAAAGGCGCTGCTTGTGGCGAACAAGACCCTTGCAGACCGGGAAGCCCGCATTTGTGAGCTGACCGCACAGAATAGCCAGCTTAACGTGGAGAAGCAGATCATGCAGCCCAAGGCAGAATACTTCGACGAACTGGTTGACCGCAACCTGTTGACCAATTTCCGGGAGACAGCCAAAGAGCTGGGCATCAAGCCAAAAGCCTTTGTGGCGTGGCTTCTGGACAAGAAATTCCTTTACTGTGACCAGAAAGGCAAGTTGCTGCCCCGTGAGGACAAGAACAACGGCCTGTTTGAGGTCAAGGAAGCCAAGAACGACAAGACCCAGTGGAGCGGCGTGCAGACGCTCATCACCCCCAAAGGCCGTGAGACGTTCCGGCTGCTGTACCTGTAACTGAATCACCGACCCTGCCCCACACCGGGGCGGGGTTTTGTTATACATGGAGTATAGCATGAATTTCAACTACGACATCAAATTCACCGACAACACCCCGCAGCTGCATGAGGCGCTGGATTCATGGGCGGAGCGGGTGCTTACCATCTGGGGCATGAAGGTGCAGGACTACGCCCAGCTGCTTGTGCCTACTGGCACGGAGGAAAGCACAGGCATACAGGGCTATGTGGGCGGTGCGCTCAAGCAGAGCCTGACCTACGCCCTCGACCTCGCAAAAAAGACCGTGACCATCGGCAGCAATCTGTTTTACAGCGTGTATGTGGAGCTGGGCACGGGCGTCTTTGCCGAGAAGGGCAACGGACGAAAAACGCCGTGGGTCTGGAAGGACTTTAACGGCAAGTGGCACTTTACCCGGGGCATGAAAGCCCGTCCGTTCCTCCGCCCGGCGGTGGAGGACCACATTGAAGAGCTGCGGCAGATCGCCGTGGAGGAAGGGAACAAGGAGGCGTAATTTATGAATTTGGAGAAAATGTTCAAAACACCAAAAGAAAAGTTCCTGCCCGATGATGTGAAAACTGCGCACTGCGAGGCAGAAGACCTTTTCCTTGAGCTTGCAACGCAGCTTGACGCACTTCCTGAAAGCCGAGAAAAAAGTCTGTGCATGACAAAATTACAGGAAGCGAAGTTTTGGGCGGTCGAATGTATCACCAAAGTTGCACGCAAAAACTAAATACTCAGCGGTTGGCGCACAGCGTCAGCCGCTTTTTTATGCCGCTTTAGCTCAGGCCGGCAGAGCACCGGATTTGTAATCCGGGGGCCGTGGGTTCAAGCCCCACAGGCGGCACCACACCGGCAGCACGTCCGGCAAATAAACCTTATTGCCAAGCATGGCAGCCCGAGCAAGGGCAGAAAGGACTATCACATGGCACTTGAGAGAAAAGACCTCCGCGCAATTCTGGAGGATGAGACCGTGGACGTCAGCGGCAAGATGAAGAAGATTCTGGACATGCTGCACACCGAAACGGACGCTCTTCAGAACCAGCTGGATGACGCCAAGGCCGCGACCGCCAAGGCCGAGAAGGAGCGGGACGCCGCCGCCAACGGCAAGACCATTGCGGAAAAGGCGCTGACCGATTACAAGGCCCAGCAGACCCAGAGAGACGCCCACGCAGCAAAGGAAGCCAAGTTCCGGGAGTTGCTGAAGTCCGCCGGGGTGCTGGACAAGTATGCTGATCGGGTCGTGCGGCTGTCTGGCGAGGATATCGACAAGCTGGAGCTGGACGATAAGGGCAACGTCAAGGACGCCAAGAAGCACGCCGACAGCCTGAAAGCTGATTGGAGCGACTTCGTAGGCACTACGACCACCACCGGCGCGAAGGTGGACAACCCGCCCACCAACACCGGCTCCAAAATGACCAAAGACCAAATTTTTGCAATCAAGGACGCTGGCGAACGCCAGGCCGCGATTGCTGCAAATGCCGACCTGTTTACAGGCGGCGGAAAGGAATAACATATGGCAGCAAAAGAAGGTATCACCATGACCACCGATATCACCGTAGCCGCGCGTGAAATCGACTTTGTGACCCGCTTCCAGCGCAACTGGGACCATCTGCGCACCATTCTGGGCATCATGCGCCCCATCCGGATGCAGCCTGGCACCGTGCTCAAGAGCAAGTATGCACAGGGCACCCTGCAGAGCGGCACCGTGGGCGAGGGCGAAGAGATCCCGTTCAGCAAGTACACCGTCAAGGAGAAGGAGTACGGCAAGATCACCATCGACAAGTACGGCAAGTCTGTCACCATTGAGGCAATCCAGAATTACGGATACGATGTCGCCGTGCAGAAGACCGATGATGAGTTCCTGTACGACCTGACCGCTCTGGTAACGGATAAGTTCTACAAGTTCCTGAACACCGGCACCCTGAAGGGCACTCCCAAGACCTTCCAGATGGCGCTGGCACATGCCAAGGGCGCGGTCGAGAACAAGTTCAAGACCATGCATCGCACCGTGACCGGCGTTGTTGGCTTTGTCAACGTGATGGACGTGTACGACTATCTGGGCAATGCCAATATCACCGTGCAGAACCAGTTCGGCTTCCAGTACATCAAGGACTTCATGGGTTACAACACCATCTTCCTGCTGTCCGACAGTGAGATCGCGAAGGGAAAGGTTATTGCCACCCCGGTAGACAACATCGTCATGTACTATGTGGATCCTGCGGATAGCGAGTTTGCCCGCGCAGGTCTGGTCTACCGGACCGCAGGCGAGGCAAGCAACCTCATCGGCTTCCACACTCAGGCAAACTACAGCACCGCAACCTCCGAGAGCTACGCCATTATGGGCGTGACCCTGTTTGCTGAGTATCTGGACGGTATCGCTGTCGAGACCATTACCCCGGGTGAATCGGTCTAACCTGCAAGGGGGTGACTTTGCATGACCGTCCCTGAGCTGTGCGTCTACACGCACAATTTCTTTGACCGGGCAGACGACCCAATTGCCGGGGAGTTTGTCTTTGAGCCGGATACCGTTCCCGCCGGGGTAGTGCCGGGTCAGTATTTCCTCGTGTGCGGCTCTATCTTTAATGATGGCGTGCACATGGCCGGAGACGGAGACCTCACCGCCGAGACGTTTAACGGCACAGTGCAGCCCATGCGGGTGCCGCCTGCTTTTGTGGAGCTGGCCCGGAAGATCACCGACTACGACGCAAGACTCCCCTCCGGCGGTATGTATGTGTCGCAGTCGTTCAATGGGTGGTCCGGGTCCATGGCGACCGGATCCGACGGACTCCCTGCGGATGGTCTGACCCGGTACCGCAAGGAGATCAACCAATGGAGGAAACTGTAATGGCAGTCAACGACTTTGTCCGGAACACCGTCATGGACGGTTTCAGCCGGAAATTCTGCTTTCTGGAAAAAAAGCTCGTTTCTGATGGGCTGTTCGGCTCCACCACCACATGGGTGCCGGGGCTGGAATTCGAGGGCGTAGAACGCCACGACACCACCATTGAGGCACAGCAGGCCGAGCAGCAGGGCACCGCTTCCACCTATTCGATCTACGTTGACAAGGGCGTTCAACTCGCCCCCTTCGACCGCATCAAGCGGTTGGAGGACGCGCAGGTATTCGAGGTCACATCTGCCAGCGCAGACAAGCTGTCTCCGGCGGAAAGCGGGATGAACCTTGCAGTTGTCCAGTGCAAAAAGGCGGTGTTGACCTGATGGGCACAGCAGAAGCCATTACAACGGCGCTGAACAGCTTTTTTGTGCTGTTTGATATTCCTGTGTACCCGGATGATTTTGTGCCGCAGGGCGCTTCCTTGCCCTATATCACAGTGCTGCCGGTCATTCCCAAAGGATTTGACGAGAGCAGCACCTTCCACGCGCGGCTGTGGTATCCGGTGGACGGCGGAAAGCTGCCCATCATCCGCAAAACAGACGAGATCCGCGCTGCCCTTGGCGATGGGCTTACCATCGAGTGCGAGGGCGGCGCGATCCTTTTATGCGCAGGCAACCCGTGGGCGCAGTCTATGGACAACCCACCGGAAAAATACCTGTGCACATACCTTACTTTTGACGTCACATCCTTTGTGGTGTGAGAAAGGATAACGCATGAACAAAATGTATCACGCCATTTCGGCAGATGCTTTCAAAAAACTTCAGTTTCAGGCGGGTGCGCTGCTCAAGAAGTTTGACCCGGCGGGTACAACCCCCATTGCTGCAGAAGATCTTATCTGCCTGACCTCCGGCGGCATCACCATTTCCTGCAAGCCCAACACCATTGATCTGGGCGAGGATCTGGACGAAGTGCCCGAGAACACCTACCAGCTCAAGCACATCACCAGCTGGGATTGCGGTATGTCCACCACCTGCATGACCGTGAGCGCCGACACCATTAAGCTGGAGCTGGGCGCTGCGGACGTTGAAACCAACAAAATCACCGTGCGCGAAGACTACAAGGACACGGACTTCCAGGACATCTGGTGGCATGGCAACCTGATCGGCGGCGGTTATGCCGCGGTTAAGCTGATGAAGGCTGTGAGCGATGGCGGCATCGAGCTGAAAACCACCAAGGACGGAAAGGGCAACATCAGCCTGAGCTTGAAGGGTCACTACGACATGACCGACACCAGCAAGGTGCCTATGGAGTTCTACGTCAAGGAGGCAGAATAAATGATCCTTACCATCAATCTTGACCCCGTGGAAGCGCTGCCCAAGCTGTATGATGCGGTGGACGGAATCACACGCATGGTCATGGACGCAAAGGACAACGTGGATAACCCGGAGACCAAGGCAGCTCGGGAGACCATTGTTGCGAACGCCCTGAAGATGCTGGGTGCAGAGCCGCAGCCCGGTGAAAAGAAAAAGCTGACACCGCGCGAGTTTGCGCTTGCCGCGCTGGACTTTGTCAAGCCTCTGATGAAACTTGACCCTGAGCGCACCGTGAACGCCCTGCACCAGCTGTACACGCTGGAAGAGGGCGAAAAAGACACCCTGCCCAAGGCGTTTACTGCACTTACCAAGTCCGTGATGCAGAAAGACGTGCAGGATTTTTTGTCCTCGCTGGCAGACTTGAACGGCCTGAGTTTTGGCACTACGTCTGCCGAGCCGACCTCCAGCATCTCCGCGCATACGGCTTAAAGTATTTCGTATGGTTCGTCATCAGCGAGATGCGGGAACAGCAGCGCACAAGAGCATACCAGCTGTACACGGCTGATATGCTTTATCTTTGTGCTGTATCTCTTGGTCAGCCGGTGGAGAAGCCCTTCAGCGAGATCATGGCAGAGTACGACAAGCCACTATCTGAGCGCAGGCACGAGACTACGCTGGAGGAAGCGCAGGCGTGCTGGGAAAAGACCCTTGCAGACAGTAAAAAAGCCGCAGAGCAGAACGGAGGTGGTGGAATCTGAACATTTTTAATTTGATGGCCACTTTGGGGCTTGATACCTCCGAGTATGAGCAGGGCATCGAGCAGGCCAGAAAAGAGACGCAAAGCGCCGCAAACTCGCTGAACCGTAGCGCAAACACCGCCGGGAGCGGCGTTTCAGGCATGGCAAACCAGTTTGCAGCAGCCAGCGCAAAAGCGACTGTCCTTGCAAATATGCTTACCTCGCTTGGGACAAAAGCGGTAGGCCTTGCAAAGGGCTTTGTCGAGATGGGCATTTCTTATAACGCCCAGATAGAAAAGTACACCACCGGCTTTACCAATATGTTGGGCAGCGCAGAAGCTGCACAACAAGCCATGGCAAAGATTCAGGAGGACGCCGCCCGAACCCCGTTCAACGTCGAAGCTCTGACGCAGGCAAACCAGCTGCTTATCAGCGCGGGTGAAAACGCCGGGTATTCCGAAAAGGTCATTCTGGCACTTGGCAACGCAGTCAATGCGGCAGGCGGCGGCAATGCGGAACTGTCCCGCATGGCGCAGAACCTGCAGCAGATCGCCAACGTTGGCAAGGCTGCAAGCATTGACATCAAGCAGTTTGCTTATGCAGGCATCAACATCTATCAGGTTTTGGCCGACTATACCGGTAAATCGGTGCAGGAAGTCCAGAACATGACCATCAGTTATGACTTGCTGTCTCAGGCTCTTATCGCAGCCAGCGAAGAGGGCGGGCGCTACTACGGTGCTATGGAGACACAGAGCCAGACCATGAATGGGCGCATGTCTACCCTGCAGGACAATGTGAAGCAGCTGGCGGGGCTTTTGACCGGCAACCTTACAAGCGCACTCGGCGGCGTTATTACCAAACTGAATGAAATGGTTTTGGCTGCCCAAGACGCATACAAGCTTGACGGATGGAGCGGGCTTATCGGAGAAATAACGGGACTTTCCAACGTTATTGATAAGGCAAAATCCTCTGCTGTTGGATTGAAAGCTGTTTTTGACGCTTTAAAAAGTGGAGAAATCGGCATATTTCACGGTGACTGGGATGCTGTTTATCAAAAAGCATTCAATTCAGACCAAGAGAGCAAGAAAATCCAAAAAGAAAGCAGAAAAAACTGGGACAAAAACCATAATGGAATGGTCTGGGACGAAAATGACGGCTGGGTTCCAGCTAAAACCAGCGGAGAAACCGGCAGCTCCATCGTAACAAGCCCTACTGGCACAACCAAGAAAAAATCCACAGGTAAAAAATCCACAACCGAAACGGTCATTGCGTCGGTGTCCAACACCGTGACCACCAGCGCCATGAACGCGCTGGGCGCCGTGACTACAAGCGTTGAGACCTTGCAGGAGAAGGTAAAGGACGCAGCGGGCAACATCAAAGACCGCGTTACAGAGACCACCACCGAGACCGGCAAAGAGATGGTCAACGGCGTTGCTACTACCTATACGCTTGTGACCAAGAAAGTCACGGACGCGAACGGCAAGATAAGCACCACGACCAAGAAGGTCTACGCCGATATGTCCAAGACCCTGACCGGCACCCTGACCAAGGTTGCAGAAACGACCTTTGACGGCATCACGACCAAAATCCAGGAAGCTACAGAAAAATACGCCGACGGCAGCGAGCATATTAAGAAGACTGTCACAGAGACCGGCCAGCGCATCGGAAAGAACGGCGCGGAGACCTACGAGAAGATCATCACCTACATCGACGGAATCGAAGACAAGGTGAACGAGACCTCTACTCTTATCGACAAGAGCGTAAAGGGCACCCAGAGCCGCATTGACCAGCAGCTGAGTGAGGCTTCCGGCCAGCTGGATAAGGGCATTTTCGGGCTGGTAAAAAGCGCCTTTAGTGACGCCAAAAATGGCGACTGGGGCGGTCTCGCTCTGGATTTTGTCAATCTAATCTGGGGCGAAGTGTCGCAGGATCAGCGTGACGTGATCTCTAAGTGGTTTGCGGACGCGCTGACCGCAGTCAATGAGGGCTACTTCAGCGGCGGCATTGGCAAGGCGCTGGGGTCTATCCAGAGCATTTTCACAAACGGCATTACTGCCGGAGTGGATGGTGCCACTACGTCTGTAAAGGCGTTCTCTGAGATTGTGCAGGGCCTTGCGAGCTCTGGCGGCGTTGGCGGCGCACTTGGCAGCATTGTGCAGGGTTTTTCTGGTATGGCTGGCGGCATCACGTCCGCGCTTGGCACTGTGGTGTCGTTCATCTCGGCGAACCCGGTTTTAGGTATCATTCTCGGCGTTGGAGCTGTGGGTGCTGTAGCTGGCGGCATCGGGCTTTCGCTGTGGGCCAAAAACAAAAAGAGCAAAGACCCGGTCAATAATTACAAGAGCCCGTTTGACGATGTAGGCGTGTACGACAGCCTGAGCGAGTTTTCTACGCGGTCTGCGATGCAGTACCGCGTGATTGGACAGAGCAGCCACGCAGACAAGCAGACCAGCATTCTGGAGCGCATCGAGGAGCTTCTGGACGAGCATCTGCCTGCCATTGGCACCGGTCAGGTGGTCATGGATTCTGGCGAGCTGGTGGGCGTCATTTCGCCCAGAATGGCACAAAATGTTGACGCGCGCATCGGTGTGACCGTGACGAGGAAAGCGAGGGGTGTGTAATGGGCAAACTTTTGGGCGCACAAATTGGCAACTTCCACACCCTGAAAGACTGGGGGCTGTATCTCAAGGTCGGAAGCCCAAAAATCGGCCCTGCTGAGGTGGATGACTACCTTGTGCAGGTGCCGGGGTCTGATACCCTGCTCAACCTGACCAGTTCTTTGGACGGCAGGCCACACTACAAAAAGCGCACCATTACCATGGAACTCAAGTGCACTGCACCGAAAAAGCAGTGGGAGAACCTCTACAGCACTATCGCAAACGCCATCCACGGGAAATGGCTCCAGTGTAAATTCGACAATGACCCCAGTTTTTACTGGGAGGGCCTGTGGGAGGTGTCCGTCAGCAAGGACGCATTATACTGTGTGTTTACGATTACAGGCACTTGCGACCCCTTCAAACGCAGTGTATACGACGGCTCTGATGACTGGCTGTGGGATGACCTTGTATTTGATACGGCGATCATCCGCGATTATACGGATATCCAGCTCAAAGCCAACGAGGACATCACCGTAACCGTTACCGGTGCACCAAGAGCGGCTGGCATCTACTTCAAGCGCAGCGAGGACGCTGCGGACATTGCGGTGTCTCTCAATGGCCTTGAGGTTGGCATCCTTGCAAAGTCTACAGAGTGGCAGTACATTGAGGGCTTGCATATGCCGGATGGCGTTGTAGGTACTCTCATCTTTGCGGCGTCTGCGGATTGCAGCATTAGCATCCGATATCTGGGGGGCAGCTTATGAGCTATAAAGTTTATGCGGGCGTCCAGACCGGCGTTGACGTGTGGAAGACAAAGACCTGCATTTACGACCCAACGGACTACACGGACACAAAAAAGATCATCAGTCCAACTCTGACACGGGAGGTGAGCAAGGCCGGCAGCTTGGAATTCACTCTGCCGCTTGGCAATGTGGCCCACTCAGCTTTGCAAAAAATGCGCACGACCGTGTCCGTAGAACAAGACGGTGTGCGCATCTGGGAGGGCAGGCCCATGAGCCATGAGCAGGATTTTATGCTGCGTCAAAAAGTCTTTTGCGAGGGAGAGCTGGCCTACCTCAACGACAGCTCTGTTGCGCCATATACAGCCAAAGACGTGACGATCAAGCAGTTTCTTGCGTTTCTGCTGGAAAACCATACCGGCATGGTGGACGCATACAAGGCGTTTACCTGCGGAAATGTTGGCTTTCCGAGCACCAGCGTGGTGGTGCCAGAGCTGCATAACTGCGTGATGAAGCTGGATTACATGGCCGGATCTCCGGACAGTGACGGCGATTACAGGTATGAATATGGACTTTATACCTCGTCCGGCGTACAGCTTGTAAAACAGTACCAGGTGGGCTACTCGGATGACGATACAGCCCCAAGCCCTTCTGCATACAGCTGGACGCTGAATGAAAAGCATGCAGATTCTTCCATAAACGGGTATATCTGGCGCACTGGAAACGGCCTTTTTTCCGTGAGCGTAAACGTGGCTTTATCCTTGGATGGGGACGGCCAGACGCACGAAGCCACGCAAAGAACGGTTACGCCGGATATCACATGCGCTACGCACTCAAAATCTTTTCCGCCTGAGACGGAATACGATCTCAAAGACACGGTCTCGAAAAATTGGAAAATCGAAAAGCAGGGAGACGGCTATGCCGTCTTGTTCAACGGTGCAGCCCTGCCGGATTCTTCCGTGGTCCGTTACGATTCTGCGCCACGGTACACCTTTGGCGATGGACGAAATTTTGGCGTTACATGGGATGTCATCCAAAATGAGCTTGTGGATGTATACGGCGGTTATCTGATCGTCCGGCACGAAAACGGGGCCCGGTATCTGGACTACGTCCGGGAAGTGCAGGAGAAAAACGGGCAGCCCATCGCATTCGGCACAAACCTGCTCGACCTGAGCAGCTACGTCAAAGCAGAGGATATTGTCACCCGCGTCATTGCCGTCGGAAAAAAGAAATCCGGCTGGTTTTTGTGGGAGAAAACCAACACCATCACGGCAACCGCTAACGACGCCACCGCGCAAAAGCTGTTTGGCATCATCGCGCGGGTCATTGTGCAGGACGGAACCGAAAACACAACGCAGTCGCTTCTGGATGCCGCAAACGCGGAGCTGTCCAAAAACTTGCGTTACCTTGACGGAATCACGGTAAAGGCTGTGGACCTCAAGGATGCCGGCGTGGATATCGCCCGCCTTGGCTTTGGCAAGATGACACACATCTACTCCAACCCGCACGGGGTGAACACCTGGCTTTTGTGCTCTAAGCTTGTGGAGCCTTTGGACGCGCCGGACAAAAAAGAATTCACGCTGGGCATTGATTTCTCCAGCGTCAGCGACTTGCAGGCCCTGAGCGCACGAAAAGCCAGTGACGCCTATGACCTGAGCCGCTCGCTGAAGGGCTATGCATCCGCAAAGGGGTGATAAATTGGATAAGACATTTGACGAAGCAATTTCCGAAGTCCGCAATGCAGAACGCGGCGTGGAAGTACGGGAAGCCCTTGCACAGGGCTTTGAGTATGTGAAGCAGTATGGCGAAGCTGTTATCGCGCGGCAGGAAGAAGCTGTTCAGAGTGCGGAAACAGCCACAAACGCGGCGGCAACTGCCACAGCACAGGCCGCAGCAGCAGCCAAGACAGTCAAAGACGCCACTGCAAGCGCCATAAGCGCAGCGCAAGAGCAGGCAGGTATTTCGACATCGAAAGCCGAGGAATCTGCTTCCAGTGCCGAAGAAGCAGCGGCCAGTGAAACTGCTGCCGCGTCTAGTGCATCTGCCGCAAAGGTCAGCGAGGAAGCAGCTGCAAAGAGTGCCGCCGACGCAAAGGTTATCGTGTCCACTGACACGACCCTGACCGTATCTGGTGCACCGGCTGACGCAAAGGCGACCGGCGACGCCCTGGATCAGAGGTATACCAAAGCCCAGGCCGACGCCAAGTTCGGCACGCCGTACACCCTGCCGCCTGCTACGGCGGACCAGCTGGGCGGCGTGAAGGTGGGCGACTATCTGGACATCGCTGCGGACGGCACCCTGAGCGGCAAGAAGCTGTATGACACCATCGCGGCCAGTGTGGCGGTCAAGTCGGAGGCGCGGCTGGTGTGGAGCGGAAAAACAACGATTGGGAGGAGAAAAACTGAGACAATTAACGTTCAGGACGGTGTAGATTACGTTAACCTCCGCGTAAACGAAGCTGATTTTAATCTTACCCCTGGTATGACATATGAAGCTCACATTTCTAGCGCGGGAAGTCTCACGGTCACAGTATTATTTTCGGCCGACAAAAAAAGGCTTGAATGTACCCTTACCAATACGCTGAATACTGTATCGGTTGTATTCTCCGGCTACCACTACCCTACGCTGGCCGAGCTGCTGACCGAGACGCAGGCCGCGCAGGCGGACACGGACGCCCTGGCGGTAGATCAGGAGTACCGCGTCGCCCTGCTGGAGCTGGGACTGACCGATGACACCACCACTGACACCACCACATAATGAGGTAAAAACTATGTTGTATCGTATCTGTAAACGCCTGATCGAGCGCGGACAGACCGCTGGTCTTGCGGACAAGCTGGACGTGTTCTACGCCATTGGACGCATCACCGAGGCCGAGTACAAGGAGCTGACCCAGCTGCTGGCCCAGCAGGAGGCCGTCCATGGCGCTTAATGCCTACTCTTGGACATTGGGGGGTGATCGCAATAAACAACACATTTTTGACCGCACTTTTTAACTTTTTGAGCCGTTTCTTTGCCGCTTTGGCGGAAGAACAGGTAGAACAGGAGGACACAATGGCATCTGTGACTGAGGTGACCGAGTGGACGGGAGCACCGCCCTACCGCTACATCGACGTAAGCCGGTATCAGGGCAGCATTACACTGGAGGGCTGGAAGAAGGTCAAGGCCGCTGGCTATCAGGGCGTCATGCTCAAGACCGTCAGCACAAACCGCAGGCTCTCCAAGCGAGCAGACGGCCTGTACATCGACCCGACCTTTGAAGCAAACTACCGCAACGCAAAGGCGGCAGGTCTGGCGGTGGGCGTGTATTACTATACCTACGCCACCAGCGAGGCGATGGCCGATGCAGAACTTTCCTTGCTGGCTGACGCTCTGCGTGGCAAGACGCTGGAAATGCCTGTAGCAGTGGACGTGGAGAACAACAAATTCAGGGTTCTTGGCAAGCAGGCGTTGACCGACCTGACAGCCTACGCCCTGAAAAAGGTGGAAGACATGGGTTTTTATGCCCAGCTCTATACCTACACCAGCTTTGCTAAGACGCGCCTGTATATGGGCGGTGCTGCCCTCAGCCCCTACGACGTGTGGCTGGCCGACTACACGGGAAAGACACCTGCCGTGACCTTTGCCTACAACACTCACCAGCACACCAGTAAGGGCAGCGTACCTGGCATTTCCGGTCACGTTGACCTCAATGTGACCACACGCAACTACCCGAAGATCATCTGCAAGAAGGGTCTGACCCGTCTCCGGGAGGGCAAATGACCGAAAAAGAAGCTCTACTGTGGGTGCTGGGCATCCTGGGCAGCCTGTGCGCTGCGGTCATCACCATCGACAAGGTGCTGGACATCATCCACAAGTACATCAAAAAGGCCGGAGCGCCGGACGAGGCGCAAAACAAGCGGCTTGACGACCTTGACCGGCGTGTTGGCGCACTGGAAACCGGCTATACCCAGCACACAGCGGCACTTTCCCGCGATTTGAGCCGCTTTGGAGACATCGACGAAGTGAACCGCCTGACCCTGCAGGCCGTGCGTGCCTTGCTAGAAGCGCAGCTCACCGGAAATAACGTTCAGGCCATGCAGAAAAGCAAGGCCGAAATTGACAACTATTTGACAGAAGGAGTAACGAAACATGGCAGCAATTCTTAATTTCATCCCCGCACCCGTCGCAATCGTTCTCATCATCGTCGGCTTTGTGGCTCTGGCAGTCGGCGCTATCCGCATGGGCTATAAGCAGCTGGTCAAAGATCTGGCCTATGACCTCGTGTGCAAGGCCGAAGACAGCATCATGGGCAGCGGCCAGGGCGCAAAGAAAAAGAAGCAGGTCTTTGACGCGCTGCGTGCGGCCTGCCCTGCATGGCTGAAGCCTATCATCACGGATGAAGTGCTTGACGCGGTGATTGAAAAGGCCGTAAGCCTGATGAAGAAGGCACTGGCAGAAAAGAAGCCTACCATCAACAAGGAGTAACCCATGATTGAGCTAAGCGTATCTCTCGCATCCAATGGCGTCGTCAAAGTGCCGGGCTATGAGCAGCTGGTGCGCTTTGGCTACACCAAGAATCAGGGCGTGTACCGCCTGCACATCGATGCAACCGGTGAGTGGGAAGGCCTGACTATCCGGGCTTTCTGGCACGTCCCGGACGGCAAAGACCCGGCATCCTCACTGGTGACAGACGGCTCTGTGGCCGTGCCTGCCAGCGTGACCGCACAGCCCGGCAATGGCTGCATCACCTTTGAGGGCTCAGATGGCACCCGCACCGTGACAAGCGCAGACCTGCGCTACCGTGTGGCTGCCAACTCCGGCACGGAGGACGGCACAGAGCCGGAGCCTAGCACACCTGCCTGGCAGGAGCTGGTGGATGCCGTGCACACTGACGCCGCCGCCGCAGAGCAAGCAAAGACCGATGCACAGACGGCAGCGCAGCAGGCTGGGGTATCTGCCAAAGCCGCCCAGACCGCCGCCAGTGAAGCAGCCACCAGTGCTGGCAATGCAGCCCAGAGCGCTCAGGAAGCCGCTGACAGCTTACAGGAGCTGAAGGACGGCATTGCCGCTGGTGACTTCAAAGGCGAGAAAGGCGACAAGGGCGACACTGGCCCCGTCGGCCCGCAGGGCGAGCAGGGGCCGCGTGGCATTCAGGGCGAGCGCGGCCCGCAGGGTGCGCAGGGGCCGAAAGGAGACACCGGCGACACTGGACCACAGGGGCCACAGGGCCCAGTCGGCCCGGCAGGTGCAGACGGCAAAGATGGCACACAAATTGATGATACCACCGTGGGGCTTGACGCATGGAGCAGCAAGCACATCGTGGATATGCTCTGCCCACCGCTGGAGGAGACCGGGAACCCTGTTGTGTTCTACCCTGTGGCAGACTATCCGCTGGGTGTGACTGCCAGCTGGGAACCTGTGCAGGAGGGCAGCGGTGACCCAAGCCCGGACAACATCCGGCCTATCAAGGGGCGGGACAGTGTGAAGGTGGAGCGGTGCGGGGGGAATGTTATTGAGTTTTTAAGAACAAATGATTCCCATGAAAGCGTTAAAATAGCAGTAGACGCAGAAAAAAATATTACGCTTAACGGAGCATTAACTCGCGGAGCCAATATCATAATTGGAATGTGTCGGCTGCATTGGGTTGCGGGAAAAACCTACACCATGTACGTCAAGAAGGTGGGCGGCAGTGCCTCTCTTGGAAGCGGTGACGGCATTACTTTTGCCTATTCGCTGTTCACGCAGGATTATAATCGTTACTTCCATGGTGATACACGCAGCACAAACCTTAATGCGTATATTGCAAGCGATGCTGCGCTGGCAGAAACCGAGCTTGTTTTTATGCTGCAATGCTGGCGAGCAAATACAGTATTCAACAACTTCAAATTCCAAATCGAAGTTGTTCCTGGCACTACCGCCCCTACCACCTACGCCCCATACACCGGCCAAACCGCCACCCTCACTCTGCCCCGCACCATCTACGGCGGCACGGTGGATGCAGTGACGGGAGAGGGGCAGGAAACGTGGAAAATAGCAACCATTGATGCTAAAAAAATCAAATTCTCATCTGATGGTAATGATAGATTTTGGAATTTGCCGTACCACACAGCAGATGGTGCAACTGGCGCATCTAAAATTATATGCAGCCATTTCATTTCCTCTACATTTTTAGTAAATGAACCATATGCGTTCTTTTTTACGCAGCCAAACCGTTTGCAGAACTTGTTCTCAAGTGTAGATGAGCTGAATGATTATTGTGCTGCACAATATGCCGCAGGAACGCCTGTGCAGATTGTGTATCAGTCGCTGAAAGAGCCTGTGCCTTTTACAGCCACCGGAGCGCAGCCTATCCCCGCCCTCCCCGGCGTGAACACCATCATGACCGACGCGGACAGCGTGATGGTGACCGGAAGAGCAGACCCCATTAAGCGCATCACTGACCTTGAGGATGCTGTGGCATCAATGACCGACACATAAGGAGGTACATACATATGGCAATCAAAAGCAGATCTCGCCATGACCTGACCCTGCGCTCCATCAAGCGGGAAATCGCCGCTGGCCGCGATGTTGCGTTCTGGCTGGATAAAGCATATATGCACTACGACAACGGACTGCTGACCGCAGATGACATCGCAGAGGTGGAGCAGCTGGCACAGGCGTACTATGACGCGCTGGACGCGGAGGAAGCGGCTGACGCTGAGGAAATCACACTGTAAGGAGGATATCATGGCAAGCACTACATACCGCCATCTCGGTGACGTCACCGGGATGTTCGCCGCACAAGAACAATTTCGTGACATCACGAAAATGGTGACAAAACGTCACCATTTTGCCGTGCTTGGCAATATGGTGCGCAACGCCGGACAGCTCCCGCAGCCCTTCTGGCTCGGTGCTGCCTGTGGCGGCGGCTCGCGTAGTGCTGCCCGCTGCGCTGCAAAGGCTTGACCGACAGAGGATGATCGCCACCATCAAAAGCGCACCGCTTGGGAGGGTAGACCGTAAGATAGCCTTACTGCGGTACGTTGAGCGGCTTCCGCTGCCGGACATTGCAGCACAGACGCATTACAGCCGGACGGCAATAGGCTACCGGTTGAAAGGCATTGAAAAAATGCTGAATGTGTGATATAATAATCATGAGCAACGAATTAGCTTTGGGCTTCTGCTCAGGCAATTCAAAAGCGGCAGGCTTTCGGGTATGCCGCTTTTCTTTTTGCACGAATTGTGGTATAATATACCCAAGGAAACCCGACCGGCCTCTCAACGATGCGCATTAGGTCGGGTCATCCGAGAGCTAACTCCGTGCTCAACGGAGAATTAAAAAAGCAGTCGCCAGATTCGGCGCTGAACAGTCTCCCGCACGCCTACTTGCAGTGCGTACCATGCGGGAGACGCATAAAGCCCCCGGTGTTCCGTTTGGAGCATCGGGGGGTCTTTTTGTTTATGCGGACTGCTCAGCAGGGGCGGAGAGCACTTTGCGTTCCTTTGCTTTCTGCTCTGCCTGTTCCTTCACGGTCAAATAGCCATGGTCGTGCATCTGCTTGTAGATAAATGCCTGTCCGGTGCGGTTCCAGCGGGTGTTCTCTTTGGTCTCGCCGTTGCCTACCTCAACAGGAATACTCACTGTATAACCCTTGTCGATGTACTTGCGCTTGGGGATCCACTGCTTGTTGACCTTCTTCTGAATGCCCCATTCTTCCAGCAGTTTGTTGAGCTTGTTGGCGGTCATGCCAAAGTTGAGCGCAATCTGCGTCACGGTGAGCGTTTCATCACTCAAAAGCATATTGTGGGCGTACTCGGCGGCGGGCTTGAGCTTGGCATTTTCCTTTTCAAGCTGCTTGGAGCGCTCCTGTTCCCTTGCAATGATGCCCTGCGCCATCACCAACGCTTTAGAGAGCGCCAGCTCTGGCGGTTCCGGTTCAGGTGTGGTCAGCTTCTTCTCCATCTCGTTAAAGGCTTGGATGTACTTCAGCTTCCACTCCATAGCTTTTGCACTCTTGTTGAAGCCCATAACCAACAGGGTAAAGCCATCCCGGTTCATCAGGTACATGGGGTAAGTTTGTCCATTCTGCGGGTGGACATACTCTGTCTTGAAGAACATGGGGGTGTCCCCATTTTTGGGGAGACCCTTCATAATGTCTTCGATGTCACGCATCACATGGTCGTGACGTTTCTCAAACTTTTCCGCAATGTCCAGACTGGACACCACAGCCTGCCCGTTCTGAGCGGAAAGAATAATGTCACTCATGCTGCACTCTCCTTGTTAATCTCCGCTTCAATGACTTCATCGACTTCCTTTTCCAAACCCGTGAGGGATGCAAACAAGGCCGTAATCAAAGAGTTGTACATCGGGGCTTCGTTCCAAATCTGGCTCACAAGCTCGCTGGTGCGCTCCCGCTTGATCATATCGGTCTTGTGCGTTTCCTCAAACCAGTTGGCAAAGATGTTCAGTAGGTCGTGCATTGTGCGGAGTTCACCAGAAACAGCATCCAGTTCAAGCTCCACTTTCGTGATTTTGGGTGTTTCCATGATAAAATACCTTTACTTTCTCCGTGAAATAATATAAAATAAAGGTACAAGAGGGGCTTTTGCTAGGGTTGCTTCTTGTGCTTGGAGTGATTAGCTGTTACGAGCGGCTAACCACTCTTTTTTATATTGCTCAAACAATTTGCGCTGCTGTTCACGGTTCAGCCGTTGAAACTCTTTGAACTTCATGGGCGTCCTCCTTTCCGCCCCTCTTGACCATGAATATATTATAGCACGGTAAACCATGCCGTTCCATTGACAAAATGGACAATGTTTACTGTGCTGTTTTATGCACTTTTGGCATTGTAAACCGTGCTATCATTTGATATACTATGGGTGGTGGAATAGGAGGTGTTATTTAATGGGTATCTCGGAAAAAAAGAAAAAGAGTAATGCCAAATGGGACAAAGAGAACATGACGGTGCTGGCCTGCAAGGTGAGGAAGGAAGTTGCTGACAAGTTCAAAGCAGCTTGTGCGGCAGAAGATACGACCTCGAACGCCGTTTTACAGCAGGCGGTACGGGACTATATTGACGCCCACCCCGTGCCGGAAGAGCCAGAAGCACCGCCGGGGGATGCAGAGACGGAAGTTCGGCGGGCTGCATTGCTAGAACAAATCAAGAATCTGTAAAATAGAATAGCTGAAAAATTAAGCGCTCACGCGGTGTAATGCCGTGTGGGCGCTTTTCTTTTTTGTCCTTCGTTTGACGTTCGTTTAACGCACGGATTCGGTAGAAAAGGTACTATGGGCGCAAAGGGAGGGGGAGCGCCATGTGGCACAGGTTCAACCCGAACCCCCAAGGAAACGGCGTGGGGGATTGCACCGTGCGGGCAGTGGCGGCAGCTACAGGCCAAAACTGGGAGCGGGCATATATCGGCCTTGCACTCACTGGCTTTATCCTCGGCGATATGCCCAGCGCTAACCGCACATGGGGCGCATACCTCCAAAAACGCGGGTTCAAGCGCCGTTTGGTGGAGGCGGACTGCACCACCTGTTACACTGTGGCAGATTTTGCCCGGGAGTATCCGCGCGGCGTGTATGTGCTGGGCTGCTCCGGGCACGTCCTGACCGTGATCGACGGCGCGTGGTGGGACAGCTGGGACAGCGGTGCAGAATGCCCGATCTACTACTGGTATAAGGAGGACTAAACGATGCCGTACAATCCATATGGCTATCAAATGCCAAACTACTACGGGCAGCCTATGCCTGACCAGCTCACGCAGCTGCGGCAGAATGCCGGGTATCAGCCGCCCATGATGAGCCAACCGACAGGGCAAAGCTCCCCATCTACGCCTCCGATCATCTGGGTGCAGGGCGAAGAGGGGGCAAAAGCCTACATGGTAGCCGCCGGGAACAGCGTGCTCTTGATGGATAGCGAGAACAGCGCCTTTTACATCAAGAGCACGGACGCAAGCGGAATGCCGCTGCCGCTCAGGGCCTTTGATTACAAGGAGCGCACCACGGCAGCTAAGATGCCCGCTCAGGCCGTCCAACAGCCCGGCGGGGAGTTTGTCACCAGGGCAGAGTTTGACGCCCTGGCAGCCCGCTGTGCAGCGCTGGAAAAGCAGGAGCCCACAAAAACCGAAACGGAGGTCAAGTGATCATGGCAAATCCTCTTTTTAATGCACTGGGCGGCGGCAAAGCATCATCCATGCCCGGCCCTATGGGCCAGTTCGGCCAGATGATGCAGCAGTTCCAGCAGTTCAAGGCTAATTTTCAGGGCGATCCAAAGCAGGAGGTGCAAAAGCTCCTGCAATCCGGGCGGATGAGCCAAGACCAGCTCAACCAGCTTCAGGCAATGGCTCAGCAGTTCCAGCAGTTTTTACACTAAGTCGTAACCGTGGCCACGGTTTAGATACACTTTTATCAAAATTTCCGAAAGGAGTACAAAAATGTCTCTTTCTTCCGATTCTGCGGTTCTGACCATGCCGGTTCAGCCCGCAAACACCAACGGCAGCAACGGCTTTGGCTTTGGCAATGATGGCGCATGGTGGATCATCATCCTGTTCCTGTTCGCCTTCTGCGGCGGCTGGGGCGGCAACTGGGGAGGCAATGGCAACACCGGTGCCGGTGTCGTTGACGGCTACGTCCTGACCTCCGATTTTGCCAACATCGAGCGCAAGATGGATGGTATCAACAACGGCATGTGTGATGGCTTCTACCAGCAGGCGCAGCTTGTCAACGGCGTGCAGCAGACCGTGAACAACGGCTTTATGTCCGCAGAGATCAGCCGCGCAAACCAGCAGGCCGCTTTCATGCAGCAGCTCTTTGCGATGCAGATGCAGCAGCAGGAGTGCTGCTGCGAGAACCGCTCTGCCATTCAGGGCGTCAACTACAATTTGGCCACCCAGTCCTGCGAGACCCGGAACACGGTGCAGAACACCACCCGGGACATCATCGACAACCAGAACCAGAACGCCCGCGCCATCCTTGACGCCCTGACCGCGCAGCGCATCGAGGCAAAGGACGCAAAGATCGCTGAGCAGGGTCAGCAGCTGTTCGCAGCACAGCTTGCGGCATCTCAGGCAGCCCAGAACGAAACGCTCAAGGCCTACATGAGCGGTCAGCTGGCCTACTACAACCCGCGCCCTGTGCCCGCATTCCAGGTACCCGCACCCTACCAGTACGGTAACTGCGGCAACGGTTGCGGCTGCAACGGTTGCGGCTAACCGAATAACGGCAACTGACTGCAAATTGTAGTCTGTTCAGCCCCTGAGCTGATTTTGCAAACCAGAGCGCCGGGGCAAAAGTCCCGGCGTTTTTCTATGAAAGGAGCCGATAAAATGGCTGAATTTAGCAACTCTAATACCGTTAGCGTGGCGGCGGGTGAAAACCTTCCCCTGACCGAGACCGCGGTGAAAGCCCCTGCCTGCATCATGCACCGTGAGGGCAGCGGCCTCGTGACCCTGCGCGGTCTGACCAATCAGTGCAGGGCCCGCTTCAAGGTAATCTTTGGCGGCAATGTCGCCATTCCCACCGGCGGCACTGTGGGGCCCGTTTCCGTGGCGCTGGCTGTCGGCGGTGAGTCGCTGACCAGTGCGACTGCCATTGTCACCCCGGCGGCAGTCGAAAATTACTTCAACGTTTTCGTGGCCGCGTTCATCGAGGTGCCGCGCGGCTGCTGCGTGACTGTGGCGGTTAAGAACACCAGCGCGCAGGCGGTCAACATTGCAAACAGCAACCTGATCGTTGAGCGGGTAGCATAAGAAAGGAGATAAAGTCATGCTGGATAAACTGAATCATCTGAAGGATGAGATGTGCGACGAGCTCATGGAACTGACCGACAAAAAGAACCGTTCCCCGGGCGATGTTGAGATGATCGGCGAGATCGTGGACATCATTCTGGACATCCACCGCATCGAGGATTACTGCGAAGGCGGCGAGTACAGCCGAACAGGCGAGTGGGAAGCTGACATGCGGGGAACCTTTGGCCGCGATGCTGGAAACGGGTACAACCGGGGAAACAGCTACGCCAACCGTGGCCGTCACTATGTGCGCGGTCACTACTCCCGCACGGATGGCCGTGAGCGCATGATCTCTGACATCGAGGACATGATGCAGGAGGCCACCGGCGCAGAGCGCGATGCATACAAGCGGGCCGCTGACATCTTGCGCAACGCATAAGAAAGGGGGCGGCAGGCATGGACATTGACGAGATCAACACCCACATTCACAAGCTGAAATGTGGTTCAACGGACTGGCAGAGCGTGGAAAAGCTTGCCGCCCTCTGCACTGTGCGGGACGAGCTGGAAGAAAAGCAGGCACGTAAAACGCAGACCCAGGCATTGCCGCCCGCGACTTATGCGGCGGCGTACTCCACGGCAACGGAACCGCAAAGCGACTTTGTGACGGCTGCCAGCTCTGTTCCTTTCGGCGGTCTGATGCAGGTGCTCGACGAACACATGAAGGCAATAAAGCTGGCGTACCCGAAAGAGTATGAGCTAGTGATGCGGAAGATAAGCGACTTGTAAAAAGACATAGAATGTGCTATTTTTACATAAGCTTCAGCGTTTTGGCACGGGGTGCATAGTCTAACAACAAGTCAACAAATCAATAATTATTTACGTTAATACATCAAATAAACTTGATTTGTAATCAGTGGGTTGCAGGTTCAACTCCTGTCACCAGCTCCAAAAATAAACGCACGAACGATGAAAACGAATCGTTCGTGCGTTTTTCTTTTT